TAGGTCTTGCATCACCATTTGGGTTCTTTTTACCAGCAACATACAAGTCATCAAATAACTCATCATCACCAATAAGTGAATACATTGTATCAGAGGCATCATCACCTTCCTTACCAAGTTTAATTGGTTTAGACATAAGTTTCTTTAACTCTGCCTTTGCCTTTGATGAACTTGGAACAGCCCATGTACCTTCTTTGATGTCATCAATAGATGCACCCATATCACCAATAGCAAATCCTACAGTTCCATCTCTTTTGTATAGGAACTTCTTGACTGCCTTCTCATTACCCACAGTAGCAAGTGTAATCTTTTCCACTCTACCTTTATTTACTGTGTTCTTTGACTTGACAATATATTCTACATAGTCTTTACCTTGACTGATTGTTGAACTGGTCTTGAGTTTAATCTTAGAACCCTTCTTCAGTTTGTCGAACATCTTGAGCAACTTAGGGTCATTCATTTTCATACCCTCTTCAAGTTCAACATACAGAGGAAGTTCGACTTCTTCTAGTTTAGGTTCAAACTTATCAAGACCAAGTTTTCTTGCTATCGCTTCATACTCAGCTTCAGGATCAAATGCTTTCCTTTTATTAAGACTCATACTACTTAGCTTTACCTCATCTGCTGTCATGTCCAACCAATCAGACCCACTATCAAATCTTGGTTCATTACCATATGCACCAACTTTTTTATTTCCAAACTTTGCAACGTCTTTTCTATTTTTTTCTTGTTGTTTTTTCACATAATCTACAATAGACTTATTTTTCATAAGTTTTCCAGTATACTTTGCTTTTTCATCAAGTTCAACTTCTTCATCGACTGATTCTTTCTTCACCCAATAAGATGCTTGTAAGTCAGTGGAGTCATTTGGACAACTACAGTTTGGGTCTGCGTTACCTTGTTCACAACCACAGTCTTCACATACATAATCTTCTTTTACTTCTACCATCTCGTACTGTTCTTTCAGTGCAAGTAGGAAATCTTTGTATGACTTTGCAAGTTTCTGTTGAAATTTAAGTTTATCATCTGACCTTTTAATTCTCATAAACTTGTCCATGGCAGCCTGTGCCATTCTTTTGTCAACTTTCTTTTTACCAGATGCAAACTCAACGTCATGTCTACCGTTCATGGTGACAGACTTTCTCAATTGCATAATGATATTCTTAGATGCAGACTTTACATCATCATCTGAAGCATCATCATCCTTAGAAAATGGATTTTGTTTCATATCCTTATCCTTGGACATTGCCCTTTTTGCGTCTGCCCGAGCAGATGCTTCTCTGACTTCCTCAAGGGCTTCGGACATAGTTTTTGAATATCTTGTCATTTTACTTTTCCCAAATTTTAATTTTAAGAGTACCTTCACCCTTAATTAGTCGATGGAATTCCATCTTGTTAATGTTATAGAGTTTGCCCTTTTGCAAATCCTCTGGTAGTTTGTTGTCCATCTGAAGTTGCCAACCAGCACCTTCAACAACCGTAATTTCTCTATCGTTTCTATCACGATGCCAGATTAGTTCATTTTCAGATATATCCTCTGAAAAGGTTCTAATCTTATAATCTCCCTCTAGTTCGTCCTTGTAAGGATTTACCAAAAGAAATTACCTCCACCTGATAAACCTAATTGTTTTGCATAACGTGGTAAGTTACACGCCCAGTATCCTGCCTTGGTTCTGTCTTTTTGATTTTCACAATCGTGTCGGGCAGCAAAACTCTTTCTTGCTTCCTTGTCATTCAACTTGACTTTCAGTCCAGTTGTATCACCCCAAGAAACTTTCTTCACATTACCTGTTGATGGGTCTTTAACATACACATAGTATTTCTTAGGCCCACCGACTTTAGGTTTATTTAGTTCTACATCCTTGTCTTCGTCAAAAGACTCCATAGGACAATCTAGTGGAACTGGGTTACCATTGTACATGGCATATTCGCCAATGTTACCATCCAGTAGTTCTTTATCAAAACCTACTGGGTTTAGTTTACCACTTTCATATAGTTTTCTTTTTTCTTGAAAGAATTTATAGTATGCTTCAGAACCCACACGATATTGATTGGATTCGATTAAACTAGAAGTTTCACATTCGTTGCAACAACTAGGTGTACCACAGTCAAGATGTTCTTTGAATGAGAATACCTTTTGGCCTGGTGTCATCTTTTGCCTACTTTCTCTACTTGCATCTGTTCCAATTTCTCTAGGGTCTTGTTCTTCTTTTTTACCCTTCGCCTGTTTCCACAAGTCTGCATCAGCAGTTGTTCTTGTCTTACCACCAGTAAGGAATGAGTTCACTCTTGCGAATGCCCATTGTTGTGGAGTTGTGCCAGGGCGATGTCCTGTCTTCCATGCTGCCATACCTCTATCATATACTTTTTTCAAAATACCATAAGGTATACCAGACTTCTCTGCTTTTGTAATCAGTCCTTCAATCTTTTCGTTTAATTGAAAGTCTTCTTTTTTTAATAGTTTTTTGCGTTTTTCTATACTATCTGCTCTATCCTTTGCCAATTGAGCAGACTTACCAGTTGCATATTTAAGATTTGGATATGTCTTAGATTGTTTTAACTTTTCATTCTTTGGAACACAGTTAGGAACTTCTTTTCCATTCTTCTTTTTCATACCAACTTGTTTGTGAGTATCCCAACATGGGCCTTCGCTCTCACCATACATCTGTTTGAATTTCTTTGTACTCTTAGATGGTTTAGTTTCAGCATGACCATCGCCAGGAGCAGGCCCGTCTTTACCTTTTGCAAAGTGTGCCGCACGTTTCTGTTTAGTGGACTTAGACATCTCATCACCATCAGCATCTTTTGCATAATACTTTGCTGGTTCTGTACCTTCTCTGTCCTTAATATCTTTATCTTGTTTGACTTCGTACAACCACTTCTTGTGTGTAGTACCGTCTTGTTCTGCGAATACGAGGTAATTAGTTCCTCTACGAATAACTTCACCAGATACTCCAGTGTAGTTGTCCTCAACTATATCGCCGATAGAATATAACTTATTCTCTACATATAAATCACGAATGACATCTTCGTCTGTCATCACGTTTGTTCTTGGAACAAATGATTCACGAATACCCATATACTTGCGAACATCTTTGAACAATGACATTCCCTGTTTGAATGTACTTGGAACTCCAAGTTTGAAAGTATCGAAATCATTTGATGATGCAGCAGCACGCATTTTAGATGCAGACATTCCTGTCACACCTTCTGCGTCTGGGTCACGTTCACCAGCAGAGATTACTTCAATGTTGTCAAAACCATAGTAACCATGTCTTGCTTCTACACCGTTATACTTGTTCAGTAGACCATTGAATTCAGTAACTCTATCTGAACCAACAACCATTACGATTGATTTGTGTCCTTTATTGTGCAGTGATACTGCAATCTCAAACACATTTCTTGCTTTATCAACAACAATAGTTCTAGAATGTTTTGGAAACATCTTCTTCATATATGCAACTTTCTTTGCATATGGAAGTGGGTCTTTCTTTGCATTTTCAGAGTGAGATGCGAATACATAGTATGGTGCGCCGACATTCTTCTTTGCCTGACCAGCGACTGCATCTAATAATTTCTCGTGTCCTGTAGTTGGTGGGTTGAATCTACCAAATGTAAATACGGCAGTGTCACCCCTTGCTTCTACTATTTCTGAAAACTTCCTCATTTATCCCATGCCTTTATTGCAGTAAAGTTGTTGAAACTAAATTCCATTCTGTCTACGAGTTTTACTGCATCTCCTGATACTCTATCAATTGCAACGTAACCCTCTGGGTTAGTTACTTTGAAACCATTTGCAGTTTTAATAAACGTACTCGTTAATCCCTTAACACTATTTAGTTTGCTTACGATACCCATTTTAGCATCCACAAGGTGTCCTTGGAATGCAATGATATTTTCTAAATTCTTTGTATGTTTCTTTACTTCACGAACATACTCGGTTTGTATATTTGTATACTTCTCTTTACCCTTAACACTCTTGGCCTTATCAATCTGTTTTTGGATTGACATTTCAACCCACTTTTCATATCCCCTTGCGTGTTGACTAGGATTACTAATCTTCTGTCCCTGACGAACTTTACTATTATTGTAAGTCTTCAGTGATGCACCAGCAAGCGCTCCAGTCATACTATTCTGTAGGTTAAGAAACTTTGTTAGATTAGCAGAATTAATTTTTTGAAATGTAGAACCAGCAGATGATAGAGATTTAGTAACAGTTGCAGTCTCACTTGCAGTCATTGTCGCCTTACCAGATACATCTTTATAAGTTGCATCATCCATCCACACGTTTCTTGATTTTGTTAACTTACTTATACTTGCACCAAAAGATGCTTTCATATCCTGAAGTGCTGAACCTGAATAAGTTGTATGCCAGACAATACCAATCTTTGCAGTATTGATTTGTTTACCAATATCTGAAGTTGGGTCTACTGCATATACAATTGTATTTGGTTGGAATGTAATGAATGACTTGCCATCAATCATCTCTGTAGATTTATCTTCTGATGTAAACATCAAGTCGCCTTGAAGTACACCTGTGATACCCAAAGATGAGAACTCTGCAAGTGCTGTTTTGAACTTACTATTCAGTGAACCAGATAGTCCATCATCATCTA